GTGCCGGTAATGTTGCCGGAGCCGTAGCCATAAAGAAAAAAGCTGTCTCTTTGTATGCGGGCTTTTTCTGTAAGCGTTTGCAGGGTGGAACCGCTTGCGCCAGGTGTGGAAATTGAAAATGAAATATGGCCAGGTGTGCCGGTGCCGGTGCCTTTGCCGCCTGCTATTGTTATATTTCCTCCTGTTTGGTTTGTGCCCCTAGCGCCACTTCCATTAATGGTATAATTTTCTCCAGCTCCGTCATTGTAACCAGATCGTTGAACCCCACTTCCAAAATATATGTCTTTGATTTCTCCAGTTTCACCGGAACTGGCAGTATCGCCAGTTCCGCCAATTACTAGCTGAAATTCAGCGGTTGTTTCTGAATTTATACCTATTGCAATACCGCATTTATGCGTAGCAGACCCAGTGCCTACTAAAGGTGGGGTTATACAAATTGCTCCTGGTTGTGTTGCGCTGCCTCCAATAGCAATAGAATTTTGAGCCGTGGATTGTGCATCTTTTCCAATAGCAAGTGTGCTTGATTGGGTTGCATCTGCACTATTCCCTATTGCAATTGCAGAAGATGCGTTTGCTACTGCTCCATTACCTATTGCAATACCTTCACTGGTACTTACACTACTGTTAAACCCAATGGCTACCCCGTAAGATCCAGCTGCACGTCCTCCAATAGAAACAGAATAATCACCTAAACTGGTGCTGCTCGCATCTATCCCAATTCCATCCGAAATATTTAGATATAAAACTCCGTCTCCCGCATCATTATAGTACAAATCTGCACTAGAAGTAAGTGAAATTCCATTACTGTACGGGATTCTATAATTTGCGTAATTATCCGCATCTGCCCACGGCAAAAACCTTTCTGCTGTACCATCATATCCCTGCAACCCGTTCACCGTCGTATTATACCTCAACATCCCCGCACTCCAAACCGGGTCCTGCGCATCCGTACCCGCTGGCAGCTTCAGCGCCCCGGTAAGGGAGGAAGAAAGCACCCCGCTACCTTCCGTAAGGCTGCTATTCCCCAGCGTATTTGCCCCCGTCCAGATCGGGAGGGTGCCAGCGGTGCCGGAGCCGGTGGGATAGCCAGAGAGGAGGGAGTCGATGTGAATCCACCCGGTAGAGTCTTGCCCCTTGCGCACCCCTGCCTGCGACACAATCCAGAAGTAATCGCCAGAGGGTAGCCCTTCGGCGGTGGGGGTGTTGCCGGGTAGCTGGTAGTTATTCACCTGCACTGTGGCGTCGGTGTAGCCACCGCCAGAGCCGGAGCGCAGGGTGATCTGCCCGTCATTGCCGCCGGTGTTGCTCACCGATATGAAAGCCCCGGTGTTCTTCTCGTCAATATCGCCCACTGTGAATGAGCCAAGGCTGTCGATGTCGAAGATCAGCGAGCCGAGCTGCTCGGCCCAGGTGGAGGCGGGCACAGTGCCGGAGCCGCCGTAGATGCCGCCTTTTATCTCTGCTTCGTATGGCGTAGGATTGCCGCCGAAGTAAACGCGCAGCGTGTCTCCGTAGTACGACACTGAATCGAGCGAGCCGCTTTGCACCTCCACCGCATACTCCACCCCGCCAAAGTACAGGCGCAGCGTGTCGGAGGAGTAGGTGAGGGAGTCGACACCAGGCGGTATGATCGCCACGCTTAATGCCGTCGCGCCGCCGTTCTGGTAGAGCCTCAATGTATCGCCCGAGTAGGTCAGCGAATCCACCAGCAGCCATTTTTGCCACTCCGATGAATCCCGGTTCCACACATACGCCTCCCGTGTCTGCGTGTTGATTGCCACTTCGGAGCCTGCTGTAATGCTTGGGGTAGTGCCGGGGATGCCAGTGAAGTACAGCCAGCCCGAACCCTTATCGATGGTCGCGTCTACCTGGCCCCACATTGTAGAGGCGAAGACGACGAATAGGAATATTGCGAATGTATTTTTCATTATGACAGTCGTTTCGTGATTAAGTAAGGCGGGAAGCCCGCGTCGATATAGTTTCGGATGTAGAACTCACCAACAGCCACGCCACCCGCCGCTGCTGCCGTGTCGTCGTCGTAGGTATCGAGGCCGTCCACGTTGATACGCAAGATGCCACCCGGAAGGCCCATTTCATTGTCCGTCGAGACGGGGAATACGACGTTGTAGCCCAGGGCAAGCAGCGCCGACATACTGGAGGGGTAGCCGGTAAATGGCGCGAGCTGCTTCACCACCCCCACAGGCAGACCGTAGATATTGTCCACCGTCAGGCAGTACATATCGCCCGCCGTCACCCCATCAGCCAGGGCTGCTGCGTCGCTGGCGTAGTCGCCCGCGCAGGATACCAGGGCCAGCGGTTCGAGGTATAGCCAGGATGAAGTATAGACCGCCGGGCATGACGGTGTGCTCACTACCATCTTAACGGCCCGGGTTCCGGCAGGGAAGGAAGCCGTGAAGGTCTCCTCAGCCAAAGAGGGCGATACCACCCCAATAAGCTGCTCCCCGTCGGCTCCGATCAGCGCATAGAAGGCGACAATAGCCGTTGGAACCGCCGCAAATTCAATGTCTTCGCCGTCGATCTCGATGATCTCATTAGTAATGAGGTCGCCAAGGCTGGGGCCATTCTGGAAGAAATACCGCCCCGTGTTGGCCTCATAGATGTATGTCCCCGGCGTTTGTGCCGCGTTGACAAAGTTCGTTCCGTTGTATTGCGCCATGTACCACCCTTGCGCCGGTGGCGTGGCGTTCGGGTTGTAGATCGCCACATAATCATCTACCTCCAGGTCCACCTGGGCGCCGCCCGGTGTGGTGTATTGGCGCGCGTCATAATCGCCTGAATCCTTCACGATCCAGGCGACTGCAAAAAGCGTTTCTGGCTTGCCCAGCACGTGATCGTAACAATTTCCCGCGTCTACATCGCAATCGCCAGCGCTATCCACACCGCGCCCGTTGACCACTACTACCGAATCGGTGCGAAACTCGAACTCACAGACGGCCAGGTCTCCCTGCTCCTGCCATTCGACGTTCACAGTGATCTCATCCACCTCGTGCTCTACATCGCCCCGGCTTACCACCACTGTGTCATGCAGAGGAATTAAGCTCATAACGTCGATCACCTCTTCGGGCAATACCAGGGCGAAACGGTGGGACTTGAAACGGATCTGCTGCAATGGCAAGTTCACCCCGTCGCGGCGCTTCACCTCCTCCTCGTAGCCGTAAGACGGTTTCCCGATCTCTGTATTCAGGTAGAAGTAGTTGCGGTAGCCTTCCGTATAGTCAATGTGCCCAATGTCGGGCAGCGGAAAGTCTTCGGCGTGGCAGTATTCGATCTTCCAGAGGCTCGACACGTCGCCCTTCATGCAGAAGTCCTCTGAATACCAGATGTAGACGCCGTTGCTAATCTTCAGGTAGTACACCCCTTCGCCCATCAGCGAGCCGGGGATGGCGGTCGATGCGCGCCACTTCAGGATCTTGTAATCGGGAAAGGTGTTCGTCTTCAGCCCGGCCAATACCATGCCGGGGTAAATGTCCGTCTCTGCTCCCGTCTCCCTGGAGATGAGCACTACCGAATTTACAGAAGCGGCATCCAGCGGATAGACTACCTGGAAGGGCGGGACCTGGTTGCGCGTCGTGCAGATCGGCGCGGCATGGCCGTAAGCATACGGCTTGTTGCGGTGCTGTTGGTCCAGCGACGTGTATATCCTCAATGCGCCTCCGTTATTCAGTATCATGCGCCACCGTGATTTTCAGCGAGCGGGAAGAGATATTCAGGGTTGTTTCCCTGATTTCCCCAGTTCCTATTGCTGTGGTAATTAATTGCATCGGGTTCAGCCCCGCCGGTGCGGGTAGCTGCTCCTCCTGTATCTTTGCCCTGCGTACCGTCTCCGCTTCATCCTCCGCGCCGTTGATGCGGATGTCAGGCGCTGGCAATGCCCAGCGGTGATACTTATCATGCAGGTACAGCATACAGGCATAGCCGTTTTGCAGGTAGTACTCTTCTTCGGCAGAAATCACCACCTCCACCGTCGGCACAAACAGCCCGCCCGTTTCCTCGTCAGCGTCGAACAGGTAGAACCCATCTGGCGAAAGTGAGGCAGGCTGCACAAGCCCGTAGGCAAGGTCCGAGGTGAAGTTTCCAAGGTTCACATCCTCGAATTGCCCGCGCTGGATGAAAGGTGAAAGCATATCGAGCGAATAGCCAGAGAACGGGAACGACACCTGGTCCATCCATGCGAATCGGAAGCCTTCCGGCATGGCCTCTTTTTCGTACTTGTAGCGCCTTCCACGCCATCCCCATATCTTCCCTGTCTTTGGCTCCAATGCGGTGGTAATGTCTTCTCCTATGCCCGGTGTGGTGTAGCTGAGGCCGTTTTCGTAGTAGTGGACGTGTTCCAATACCATCTTCCCGCTTGCGATATGCCAATACACCCGGTATGCGTTCTTGAGTAGCGTGATGATCTCTCCCAATTTGACCGGCGCGCGCTGCGCTGGCTTGTCATAGTCGCCCTTCAGTACGTTCGATTTTGGCGTGATAACCAGGCGGGACCGGATAGCGCGGATGGTATTGCTGCCTGAATAGAAAAAGTCTGAATAAGCAGCCCCGTCGTCGTGCCCTACCAATGGGTCTATTTCAGCCAGTAGGTATTTCAGTACGTCGGACACCTTATAAGCGTCGCGGATGATGCGTTCGGTTGCTCCGTCGATCAATACCTGTTGCATATCGGCTGAGATGTACAGCCACGCTGAGAACTGTGTCCAGTCGGAACGGTTCAGCGGGTACAGCGTACCGGATGCCGCCGTTGGCCTGACGAAGTATTCCCCAGCGAAGTGCAGGGAATCATCGGCGAACTTGCCCCACATCCCGGCGTCGGCCTGGTGCAGGCTGCTGGCGATGACGCTTACAGCCTCATAGGGCAATACACGGGTGTAGTTGTAAGCCTCTTCCACTATGTCAGAAGTAGGTAGCGGGTCTGTTGGATCGCCGTCCACCGTCGCCTCGTTGGTCAGGATTCGCGCCCAGATATTGAGGAAAAAGACGTGGCATTCCGAAGAGCTTGTCAGGCTCTCGAATGGCGCGGGGTTCGGTGTGAATGAATCGGCCGGGATGTTCAGCGCCGCATTCAGCGCCTTTCGGTACACCACCGCACCGGATGCCACCTCGTAGACTTCCCATTGAATATCCGGCGAAGATACAAGCGGGTTAAGCCGCATGGCATACACGCCGTCCTCCCGGAAGATTGGCGGCGAACCGCCTGTATAGATGTATTGCCCTGAAATATCCGGGTCTAATACGCTATCATCCCCTGCGATGATATACACGCCGGACGGCGCGAAAAAGTAGGTATATTCCAGGTCAAACTGCAATGGCGGCGCGATAGCTAGTGGTTGTTCCCAATGCGTTGATCCTATGTAGTTGGTCAGGTAGTTGGCTCCCAGCAGATACACCTGTATTACCGGCTGCTGCAAAAACCTCACCGGCGTTCTCGGAACATCCAGGCGAACAAGGTCAAACTCCCGATCCATTGCCGCCATCACGTTGTCATAGTCGTCCAGCGGTTCGGGCGTGACGGTCCACGTCCGGTTGTCCTCGTCGATGGTGGCGTCGCTTCGGTAAAAGTACCCGGTAAACAGTGCGTCCCACGTCCCGGTGAACTCTTCCAGCGTGATTTCTACTTTGTCGCTCATGCCGCAATTCGCCAGCAGGTAGTCGAAATCGCCCCGAACAAAGGTGATCTCCCCGGATAAGCGCGAACGGAAGAATACCTCCCCGCCTTCCCGGCTGGACTGTATCGAAAGATCGCCCTCATAAATGGGGTTGACGTTTCGGAACTCGTCGGTGTATATGGTCCAGCGAATCGGATTACGCATGGTAGATGGTTTTGCGGTTGCGGAATACCTCTACCGTGCGGCCCTGCGCGTCCGTGTATATCTTGCGTTCCCCCTGGCGCCGTATCTGCTCAAGCTCCCTCTCCGTGCGGCGCATATCGGCAGACATGACTACGGGGGAGAAGTTTATGCCCTCGGCCCCCGGCATGGCGCGTTCCAGCCTGCCCCGGTTGATCGCATCGACAAGGCCCGGCAACACATCCCGGTAGATGCCGACGGCGCGCCGATTGAAAACCGCGAATGCCTCGCCGCGTTCTGCCGTGCGTTGCCGACCGTCGCGCGTGAATCCCAGCGGGTTGTCGTTGCCACTGGCGTGGCTGCCCCCGTAGTCCAGAAACTCGAATCCACCTTTGGCGTACTGCTTTTTCGTCAATTGCCCTGCTTTGATCTGCGCAGTGGCGAATGCACCCCACATGACAGCCAGGGCAAGCAGGGCGAATGGTAGTTTGAAGTCGGCAAGGATCTTCGATGATGCGGTGACAAGGTTGGCCGCCTGCGTCGCTGCCTGTATCTGCTGCTGCGCCCGTTGCGCCTGCCGTTGTTGCTCCAGGGCCTTTTTCTGATTGTCTTGCGCCAGGCGAAGCTCCTTTTTGGCCCGTTCCACGTTCGAGGCATAGCCCAGATTTGCGGCTTCCAGTTCTGCCTGCAACGCTGCTTGTGCTGCTTGCACCTCGTTATCCGATCGCTGCACCGCCTGGTTGGCCGCCTCCACGCGCTTTTGCATGAACTCATCGAGCTGCTGCTTGGCGAAGGAGAATGCGTCGTTGAGTACACCCATTTCCTCGTCGGTGATTCCCAGCAATTCGGCGATGGTTCGCCCGTCTCGCTGGTTCAGCTTTTCGTCAATGGCGCGAATCTGGTTTTCGATGGTCTGTATTTGCAGGTCGGTGAGGTTCCCGGCGTATTGCTGATTCAGTTCCAGTAGCTTTTTCAGTTTGGCGCGTTCCAGTTCAAGTTCGGTATCTGCCCTTTCCTCTGCGCTCATCTCCACCAATGCCAGGCGGCTGCGCTCCAACTCTTGTTGCTGGTCGAAGCGTTCCAGGTCGGCGGCATAGAGGCGGTCAGCCTCCGCAATGGCGGCATCCATGCGCTCCTTGGCGAATTGCGCGCGCACCCTGGCTTTTTCGCTCTCGATCAGGTCTTCCAAAGCTACCGTGCTCAATCCGAACTGCTCCAATTTTGCGCGCTGTTCTGCATACACCTCGTCCAGCTTGGCAAGCTCTACGGCCTGCCTCTCGGCGATGGTCTTTGCGCGCCCCTGAATTACCCCGGCCTCGAATTTGGCGAAGTCTTCCAGCGTCTTTTGGCGTTCGGCTGCGATGCGCGCTTCCTCAGCTTGTTGCTCCTTGAGGATGGCAGCTTCTGCGGCGGCGGCTTGCGCCCGTATCTCCACCCCTTGCGTGACCAGTTCCCGCCGTCTGTCAATGGCGGCGCGTTCGGCCTTCACTACCTCGCCCTGCAAGCGGGCTATTTCGAGCCGCCCTTCTGCGTTGGTATCGTTCGCGCTGGCTTCCAATTGCGCCTGAGTCAGCCGCATCTTTGCGAGCTTCACTTCAGCGGCTGATACCTGGTTGACCAGTGAGATGGCCTTCTGGCTGGCAGCAAGGCGCTGCGCGGTGTCTTTCTCCCGGTTGGCGGCTATCTCCCTGTTGATGGCTATCTCTCTTTCCAGCGTCTCCCGTCGCGCTTCCCAGGCTATTTCCTCTTCCCTCAACGCGATGCGGTTGGCGATGATGCGTTTACCCAACTCGAAATTAGCTTTCACATTCTCCTTGGCCGCCTCGGTAGCGCCGCCGATAGCCCGGCCCAGGGCGTCTAATCCAGTAGCCTGACCGGCGGCCTTACCCAACTCCTCGAACCCTTCCTTGAAGTCGCCTTTCAGAATCTTGGCGAACGCCACACCGAACCGCGCAAAGCCTTCTATCCGGTCGATCAGGAATTCCTTAATTGAGTTGCCCAAGCTCTTGATGGCGCCAATAGGGTCCTGCACCGCTGCTTTGAATCGGTCGAACGCCTTGAAGGACAATTCCTGAAGCAGCCCCAATAGCCCTTGGAATACAGTCTTCAGCGGAACCAGCACCCGATTGAGCGCGTCGATACCCCGCTGCGTAGAGAAGAAGGCAGCCACAAGGGAGCCAAGTATTACCACTATGGCCCCGATGCCGGTAGAGATAAGAGCGATGCGGAACAGCTTCAGGGGCGAAAGATTGGCGGCGATGGCGCGGGAAAGGGCTATTTTGGCCTGTGCAAGTCCATCAACCGCGCTACTATATGCCCGCATCACAGCCGAATAGCCGGGTATATTGTTTGCGAACAGGTCGCTTTCTGCCAGGGCCTTCTTGACACTTTCGGTGTAGTTACCCACGTTGAGGGTGTGCTTTCCGGTCACCTCTTGCAGCCGCTTCATTTCCTCATACAACTCTGCCGCCTGCTTTTCCATCGCTTGCCCCGCTTGTGTGCTGGCCCGTTCGGCGGCCGTCATGTCGTTGAGCTTGATTTTGAGGATGGAATATTGGGCGCTCAGCGCATTGTACGATCCGGCGCGGCTCATAGCTAGCTTGGCTTCCAGCTTATTGATCTGGTTCATCTTTTGCGTGGCAAGCCGTATAGCCTCCGATTTGATTTTGTTATCATCCAGCGCTTCGGCATACTTGGCCAGCGCCTTTTCCATCTCTTCAGTAAGCTCCACACTTTCTGCGATGGTCTCATTCTGTTCCTGTTGGGCTTTTTCGGTCTTCTTGATAGCCTCCTCTGCGCTCTTTGCCGCCGCTGAAAATTCGCGGTGCTGCTTGTCTAGTTCGTCAGCCCTGGCTGCTGCCTTTTGCAGCGATTCGGCGTAGTTCTCCGTTGTGCTGGCAATCTTCTTCACCTCTACCTCCAGGCGCACAGCGTCCTTGCGGGTACTCTCCAGGAGTGCCTCGTAGGTAGACTTCAGGCTCTTCAGTTGCTCTATCGCCGCCTGAATCGCGCCGTCATCTTGGTATAGGTCGCTTGCCTTGATTGGATTGGCCATTGCGCTTTGATTGCTGCTTCAATAATTGCAGGGTGTAGAAAAATTCGCGTGTCGTCATCTGTTTGGGTTCCCGCCCGGTAGCCTGCGCCACCGATGCACATATCTCTTCGTAGCGCCTTACATGCTGAGCCTCTGCCCCATTTCGTCCTGCGAAGTTGCGAGGACGGAACAGCTTGAAAAGGCGCTTGTCTATGTTTTCGATCTCTACCCCAGCATCGGCCCCGCGGATAATGCCAGAAAGAGTGAGCAGGGTTCTTTGCCTCAATTCGCCGATATATTCGCGCTCTTTCGCGCTTGTGCTGTCCTCCGGGAAGAAGAAAGCCATTTCGGCATCAATTTTTTTTTTGCCGCCTCGAATAGGTTCCGCATGAATCCTATGGTTCCTCCCATCTGCGAAAGGGTCTTTGCCGTTTGCTGCAATCCCGTTTCACTCAGGTCGTTGTACTCTTTGCCGTCAATCCTGGCAACAAGCGCCGCAAAGGCGATGGACCGGGGGTTGATGCGCTCCATTGCGAAGTGCACGGACTGGAGCAGGTTTTTGGCCGCATTGTCCACGCTGTCCTTGTCCCCGTCGGCATTGTAGCGCCGGATCGTGGCGATATGCCGCGCGAATGCCTCCAGGTCGCTACCTATGCCCGCCTCGATCAGCAGGCCGCGCGTGTATTCCTGGTAGCGCGGGAAGGGTAGTTCCTCGATGCCTGCGTAAAACTCGACAGTATGCCCGTTTATCTTCTCCGTTACCATTCAGCAGTGGTATTCATAAGTCAATTCACCGTCCAACCGGAAGCAGCCGTAAGGCCGCATTGCAAACTGGTTATCTATCTCGCTCAGGGTGTAGCCCCTGTATATGTTTTCTGTCCTGTCCCATACCCGATTTACGATGAAACGGAGGCCCGGTGTCAGCTTCTTGGATAATGCCGCCAATACCTCGTCCTTTACGTTCTCCGGCGTCTTCTGCTCATAGGTGGAAGGATATACTGTCCGCATATCGAACCACACCACGAGCCCCGCGTTGGCCCTTACCTGCCACGTCCGGCGTGGTGTCCACTCTGCGGTATATCCGTCCTGAACATCAAGGAAAGAGAAGCAGCCCAGCGCATCGTCGGGGAACATAGAGAGGTATTCATTTGCCCCGCAATAGACGGCAGGGTAAAGGCTGCGCTGCCCGTCCTTCGTGCGCTCCCTCTTGTCGGCCTTTGGGTATGCGGTTGTCAGCCATGTGAGATTCGCGTCCAGGATGTCCGCAACCGCTTTGGCTGCTTTGTCCAGCAGCGCCGGGCCTGATATGGTGATCGGCGTCGGGTTCATCCTATGGCGGTTTTCAGGTCCTCCAATAGCGGCTCCCGGATCATCTCGATAAGGCGCTGTATATTGGCGTCGGTCAAGCCCAGGATAAGGTCCCCGTACTTGGCCTTCAATTTCTGCTCCTTCCAGTCGCCCGCCACGATCTCGAACTCATCGGCCTGAAACTCCAGGCGTAAGGACCTATGGAAGTCGCCCTCATCTCGCAGCGTCACCCGGTCGGTTGGTTGCCCTTTCATGCCCTTGATGCGAACAGTGAATGGGGTATATGCCGGGCGTATGTCCGTACCATCGGAGCGCACACCGGCGGCGAATAGCTGCTCATCGGCGTTCATCGCAACGACAGCAGGCTCCACATCCTCTACCTGCTCCAGGATGCGGAGTGGGGTGTTGTTCTGGAAGTCCTCCAACGGTTGTATTTTGCGGTCGAAAATATCCATCTGCGCTATTTGCGGCCCTACCACCATAGCAAGGCCCATGAGCAGGAAGAACAAAAACAGGCTCTCGAAATGCCTGAAGATGAAGTCTTTCACGGCTTTGAATGCCTTTTTCATACCGTCCGGTATTTCACCCCGCTTTTTCGGCAGGGTATGCACTCGCTGTCTATGTTTTCCCGGTCGAATCGTGCGGCTTTGAGTTCGGCTTCGTACTGCATCTTTAATCCTCCCGGCCTTCCCTGGCTGTCCCCGTCGATCTCGTAGAGGATCTGTGTCGTGTTCATATTACTCTCGTTCCGGTTCACCCGCACATTGGTATTGTAGGCCATTTCGCGCAGCAGGCTCATAGCTACGCTTTTTGCAATCAGCCCTTTCAACACGTCGCCCTGGGATAGCAGGAAGCGGGTATAGTCACACCTTACCGTCGTGCGCAGGTTCATCCCGTAATTACTGGATGCGCTGTACCTGTTCTGCCTGGCATTCCATAGCGCGGAACCGTCAGCGTCGGCGGTGAACGGAGAGGCGAAGAAATAGCGGTTCTTGTTTTGCATCTCCATCGTCTCCCACCATTGCGCCCCGTTGACGCTTGCCCCTGTAATGGCTGCCTGCGAATAGGTGATGTAGTACACCGGCCCTGCGGGTAGGTCCCAATCCAGGGCAAACCATTGTTCTGTATAGGCCTCGGCGTACACAAGTGCTTTGGTTTCAATCGGCCCGGCCTGGTTCGATGCAAACAGCTTGACTGTCACCGTCTGCGCTTCGGAGAGCGTCAGCCCGATTTGATCCACCCGGATAAGCATGTTGTCGGATGAGCTGGGTATGATTTCGATACCCGCCAACCTTCCCTCGTTTGCATCCGTTTCCCTTCCGGCTTGCTGGTGAGGATACAGGCGGGCACTCGATAGCAGGGTCCGCGCTGTGCGCTGCTCGAACTTGCTGGAAATCCAGTCCTCCACCGCCCGGATGATGCCCGATTCGGTCTTTTCTTGTAGCCATTCAGCGAAGAAATGCACCTCTTCCCAATACACCCCCGCCGCCGGTGTCTGCCCAGTGCTGCCCTGCAATGCCCTCCACGTCTTACTCGAATGTGAAACCAGGTCGCCCGTGGCGTATGTCGTACCTATGCCCCATGCGGTAGCGGCATATAGCGAGAAGTCCGGCGCGATTGCTCGCAGGTTCGGGTAGGTGAGCAGAGGGTGTTGGTCGTTGTAGTACAACCCGGACGTGCTGGCGAGCAGCCCGACGGGTTGTTGAGGCGGGGATCCGGGGAACTCCGGCCTCCACCCGATCAGGTCAATGAATCCAGCCTTGATTTGCGCGGCGTCGTACATGGCGGCTTATGGTTAGGGGGCAGGACCGAAGCCCCGCCCCCAAGTGGTGTAAACCGTGAAAGGTCTTAATACTTCTTCATCGTCACATCCAGGTCATATGACAGCGTGTCGGCAGTCCCGGCGATAATGTCGAAAATGATGCGCTGCCGTTGCCCCCGGACGAATGCAGGCTCTACCATACTACGCCCGGCGTCAGTGCCGTATAGCCGTACCGTTGTAGAACCGGTGAGGCTTGCCACGCTGTCGCGCTCCAACTCATACCACTGCGAACCCGTACCCTCGTTCGACTCCTGGAGGATCACAACAAAGGATGCAGTATCATCCTCCATTGTCACATCGCAGGTGTAGTTGTAGGACCACAGGGAGTATAACAGGGTCGGAACAGTCGTCGTGTCGTTGTTCGTGGCAAAAAGCCGGTCGTCGGTCGCGTTCAGGTCCAACTTGTAGATCGGCGACTCGCTGCCAGCCTCGAAAGCGATGGTGGATTCGGAGCGCGCGTTCTGCGTCGATTGGATGCCGAGGTAAGCAACCGCACAGACGGCCAGCAGGGCCAGGATTGAAAAATGCTTCTTATTCATCGTTTGTGAATTTGAAGGTGAAAAAATGCGGGTTGCTTACACCGCGTTCTCGATGGCGAACTTCAGGATCGGCGCGGCGTTGGCGGCAGCATCCGTGTTGTACGCCGTGATCGTGGCCACTTCGATGGCGAAGCCGTAATGCTCCTTCCTTGCCCGCGTCATGTCGGCAGAAGCCGCACCGGCGATGGCGTTGAAGTCGCCTTTGGACTCGTAGAAGTAGGTGTCGATCGGGATGCCCAGCATAGGCAGGATGGCGCGCCCCCATTCCGTACCGTCCTGCATGACCGTGCCGAGGATAGCTTCACGCTCATGACGGAAGACCAGGCCACACGCGCCGGGGTTGACGATGTAGCCGGTGGCGCCATGCCCCGTGCCGTTCGTCAGGCGGTTGGTGAAGTGGAAGGTCTTGTCCAGCCATTGCAGCGTCTTGTTCTGCTCATTGTACAGGCCCTTTTCAGCCAGGCGCATCATGAGGGACTGGATGCCGGTGTTGCCTACAACGCGGAACGGAGCGCCGTAGAAGTCGTTGGCGTTCATGATGGGCGTGAGATCGCCGATGACGCGCACTTCGGTGCTGTTGTCGGCGATCAGCACGTTCGAGGCGGTCGTGTAGATCAGCTCATCGGCGAACACCTGCGTTTTGGCTGTGTTCAGGGCGCTCAGACAGGCGCTGTCCAGCGTCTCGGCGAACTTGTACAGGTACTTGAGGAACTTGCGGTTGAAGTCCCGCTGCATCCCCATCTCGTTGTTCATGAACAGGGACGGGATGATAGTGAAGCCCCACGCATAGGTGGTGAAGCTGACCGTGTAGAGCTGCGAGGTGTTCTCGCTGTCTGCGATGGTCACCGAGCGCGTGGATCCGATGGATACGTTTTCGGCGTCGTAAACAGGCACTTTCACGTCGCGCCCGACGGCGGTGGCTGCCTGGTCGAGGAGTTCCGGCGCGATGATGCTATTGGCGTCGCTATTGCCCGTGATGAAGCAATCGAAAGCGCCATACATCGAGGGCCGGAGCATCCATTGGTCGAGGTTGGGAGACTGGGCGCGAAGCTCCAACAGTCTCGTGTTAATCAGACTCATGGTTGTGAATTATTATGGTGAATAATGCGCGCTTTGGCCCTTTGCGCTTTCGTGGAATTTTTCCTATCTAATCGGCAAAGCTGACAGGTCGTTAGCCTGGTACAGCTTATTCAGTTCTTCGTCGTACTTCGTCGTCCCGGCCACTAGCCCCTGCGCGGCCAGGTGTTCGCGGAATGCCGTCACAGCCTCCGCTTTCGTCCTCCATCCGCCTGCCAGGCTTGCGCCGTTGCCGTTGCTGGCTCCTGGCTTCGTTCCTCCTCCCGCCTTGCCCTGGTCGAGTAGCGGCGCAATTTCGCGCAGCAACATCTCCCCGGGCGTGAATGGGTTTTGCAGGTTGTCGGGGTTGTTCGCGATCATGCCGTTGCCGTCGCGGAACACGATCATCTGTTTGCCGTCGCGCTCAATGGTGTCCGGTTTGTACTTCTCCATAATGGAGCGCTTGGCATTTTCGATGAAAGTCTGCCGCACCTCTTTCGGGATGGCTGTTTCGTCCTTGAACCTGGCTCCGATCAGGCCCCGCTCGAACTCCATGCCGACCACCAGCCTGTCGTTTTCAGACTTTGCGGCGGCCAGTGCGGCGGCGGCTTCTTGTTCTTTGGTCTGCACCAGCTTTTGCAGGTCGCTGGCTCGTTTCTTCTCATCGGTGATGGCTGCGGTCAGCGCTTCCACTTGGCTCTTTAGCGCGGCGTCTGTGGCTCCTTCCTTGATCTTCTTGAGCAGGTCCGCGCGTTCGGCCTCCAACTGCTGTACCTTCGTCTTCCACTCCGTCGCGCCGTTCTCGGCCTGTGCCTTTAGCGTGGTCAGCACATTTTTCATGTGCTCGTAAGTCTTCACCCCTGCGGGCTTGTCCTGGCCTGTTACCGCCTTGATGTCTGCATCGTAGGCGTCGTGGATCTCTTTCACCTTGGCGGCAATCACCGCTGCCTCGTCATTCTGCGATAGCGTCACAAGGGCGGTGATAGCGTCGTCGGCAAGGCTGGACAATGCCGGGATGCTCTTAATTTGTTCTGCTGTAAGCATATTTCACGGTTTTGTTTTCGTCACTTGCGGCGCGGTGCTTTGGGTTTCTCTTCATCGGGGCTGTCTTCACCCTTGATCGAATAGTCTGCCGTCGGGTCGTAGATCACATCCACGATGGTATGCCCATTCGGGTACTGCTGGAATAGCTTGAATTCGGACGGGGTGAAGTATTGCTCGAACGGCGCAAACTTCTGCTTCCCGGTCTGCGGGTCGAACTCCTGCCGCTGGAGGCGTACCAGGTAGCAGCTCTTGCGGTAGGCCTCGATTCGTTGTTGCTTGGTCATATCACGGTTGTTGTGGTGTAAGAAATCAGCGTCTCGTATATGCGTTGCACCCGCTTGTCATAGTCACTTGCAATGTCGAAGCGGGTAATCGTGCCGTTTTCGCGCTCGAATCGGGCCAACAGGCTGGAGAAGTTGGCTTTCACCGCGTAGTCATCCCGGCTCACCGCCCCCTGTCCCTGCAATTGCGCCGCTCGTTCGATGGTGACGTGCCGCAATGGCTCTATGTCTACGATCATCCGGCTGCGCTCAAGCTCTGCGGGGTTGTTGCGAAATCGGGTGTCAAGATATTGGTCATACAGCAGGTCCAGGGTAAGCATTCCGGCTTCTTTCTCCCTGGCCTCTATGTACAGGGCCAGGAAGTCGTCGGCTTGCAAGAGGTAGAACTCGCTGCCGTAGTCAATCGTGGCAGAAATGAAGGCGCTAGCGTACCGAAGGCGGCAGGCTGTCGCCTCTGTCCATTCCTGAATCGTCTCAAAGTCTTTTTTCAGGCTGCGCAGTACGTTGGTACGGTTCTCGAAAAAGGCTTTCACCTGCTTCTCGTTCACCGCCTCTGCCGTGATGCGCTCCCCGGCAAAGCCCGTAACTTGCTCCAGGAACGCCACGCGCTGCCTTTGCATCTCTTCGGTGTTGTAGTCCAGGCTTGCGCGGTCTACTGTGGTGATCTGCACTGGGTTTCGCAGGTCTGCATTTCCGTTTTCCAGCGATGGGGCCGGAACCTCTACGAAAGAGCCAACACCGGCGATGCGCTTTTTCGAGCAGGCGGGACATTCAGCTATGCGCCCGTTGCGCAGGATGTAGCGCCCTTCCCGGTCTTTCAGGAATCCCCCGTCGCACTGCTCGTAGGTCACTTCCGTTTCCAGCTCATAATCGCAGTCGGCAGCGAAGCCGGAGTAGATGGGATAAGGCGCGTACAAGTCCAGGTGTCTTTTCGACACACTGAAAAACAGATGCCAGTCGAGATCCCCCAATGCGTTGGTGACCGGGGAGCGTTTCACTGGCGGTACGGTTCTCGTGATGGGCGTCGTCCAGAAAAAGCGAGCAGGGCAATAGCCCAGACCATGCGCGCTTTCCCTTTCCAGTGTCCGAATGTCGCGCCCTTCAGCCTTGAACACCCGCCATGATGTGTCGTCGATGACGGCGATGCGGTCGTCAGGCTGTTGGAAGATCACCCATGCCAGCGCGTCGCTTTTCATCTCGAAGTCAATCACATGGGCGATGCTCAGGAAGTAGAAGTAAGGCTCGGGAAGTCCTGGGCCGGGTGCCTCTGGGAGGTCCACAACGACCAGGGAGTTGATGGCGCCCTTCATCACCTCAAAGCCCTCTTCGCGCCATACCCAAGGGGAGTTCAGCGAATCGGCGCGGTATTGCATCCAGTCTTTCTCCGCTTCCGGTGTGGTGAACTCAAACAGGTCGGAGGCATTTCGCCCATCGAACACCTTTTCCAGCGCCTTGTATGCCTCATCCGTAAGGGAGACGGTATGCATAGGAAAGCGAAGCAAGGAGGTGAAGATGTGGTATTTGTCGGCAGGGATCAGCTCTTGAACCCATGCCAGATAGCGGGTCAGGGAGGTGCCGTTTTGCTTGGCCTCCCATGTGGTCTCGGAGTGAAAGCGGACACGGGCTTCGTGCTCCCGTGCCGCCTTCAGCTCACCTGCCTTTTTTGGGCTTTCCAGCCTTTTCCGTATCTGGCTTATCTCCAGCATCCGCTTTTTGTTCTAACTGTTTGGGTTCCTTCAATACCCACCCGCCATTGTTCGGCATAGATAGAAGCCGCCGGGCGTGTTCCTCGGTGATCTCCATGTCGCCGTTATCCGGGCAGGTGACAGTTACTTTTTTACTCATAGCTCACTCGTTTACGGCGTCACCAATGCGGTCAGCGCGTCGAAGTTGGTGGGCGTGATAATGTACAGGTTGTCGCTCCAGTTCGGGTAGAAGTAGAAGCGCAGCTCGTTCATGTCCGGCTCTTCCAGGCCGCCCAGCTTCTTGTCCCCGACGAAAAACCCGTGCACCGGGATGGGGTAACAGATGGTTGGGGATGCGATGGAGTTGGAGATGCCGATGATGCGCCCGTACTCGTCGATCAGGTAGACGCCCACTGTCTCGCACATGATCTCCTTGAGGTCCTGAATGGAGCGCTGCGAAGCGGAAAGGAAGGACGCGGTGAAAAGGGTAGCCTCCCGGCCTACGATGATCTCCACGCCTCCCAGGGTGGCGTTACCGCCTCCGTAGGTGCGCGGCGCTCCTGGTTCCGTGACCGGGTTGGTCAGGTAGGGGGTCTGCACCACCTTCGTAGAGTCGGAGGCGGCCAGGACGGTTGCCCAGGTAGCGAGGACGTTTGGGTTGGTGGTTCCAATGGTGAAGGAATTTTTGACACCGGCGGAGGAGAAAACGCGCTGGACCAGCAATTTTTGAATCTGGCCTACTTCTTCGGGGCAATCACTGATATAGATGTCAGTGATTTCAGACCCCAGAGGGCATGTGCAAAGCATGTTGAGAGATTTTTTAGTTAAAAAAACGTCTCGCGCTTTGGCCCTTTGCGCGTAAGAAAATATCTGATTATCCGCAAATATACATATTCTGACGAATGAAAGCAAATTTCTTAGTTGCGGCGGCGTACACCCGCCTTGACTTGTTTTCCCGCCAATAGCATGAAAGCGTATCTCATTGCATCCATCGCGTGATCGTTGCCGTCCGCCGGCGTGTCGCTTCGGCGGTCATGCCATGCGTAATTGCGCAGCTCGTGTGTCACATTGTACGAGCCTGGCGCCACGATGATCTCGTAGTCGTGAATCTTGCGTATGCCGTCCTTTACGCTACCAGGGTACTTGTGTGTCTTTCGGACGTTGTACCCAGCCCGGTCGATCTCTGCCAATAGCCGCCCTTTGTCATCTGCTACAATCAGGTCATTCCGCTTGCAATGCTCCCCGATGCACTGGATGACGGAAGCGGTAGAAAGGCGCGCCTCGTAGAAACACTCCCGCACGTACAGCCGCTTTCGGCGATGATCGACAGCCACCTGCACCATTGCTGCGGGGTCCGGGGAAAAGCCCTCGTCGAACCCGTACACACTGGGTAGGCTGTCATCAAATGGCCCTTCCTTCCAGTTTTCGTAGATCACCCCTTCTACCTTGTCGCGCCATGCCCCGATGTAGCGGTGTGCGTACTTGGCTGGGTGCGATTCCTTCACCCCTTGCGCGATATGCAGGAAGGATGCAGATAGGTTGCGCTTGTTCTCCAGGTAGGTCGTATGAATATGGAACACCTCCGGGTGCGTGGTCATCGTCACGCGGCAGCCGTCCACCTCTTCGTATCGCTCGTGCCCCTTGAAAAAGCGCTGGTATATCCAGTGCTCCGTACTGGCCGGGTTCATTACAAGGATGATGTAGTTGCGCCCTGCCGTGCTGCGGATGCTCTCGTCGATCGTGTCGAAGTCGCGCTCAGATGTGAACTCTTCGGCCTCGTCTACGATCAAGACGTTGAGGCCAGGAATTGATTTCAGCTTGGCCGTCTGGTTCCCTGCGCTTGTCTTGATGCCGGAAAAGAGGATGTCGGAGCCGGTGGTGATGTTCTCAATGCGCATCTTGCGGACTCGGAAATGCTCGGCAGCCTGCAATAGTTCGATCTTGCCCTGAAATTCGGGGATGATTGATATTTCCGCACTGGAAAGGGTGTATCGGGTGTATAGGGTGCGCTGTCCTGGCGTGAAGGTATTTTGGCAGGCCCATAGCGCGGTGGTAAAAGACTTCATAGAGCCGCGCCCTCCGGTAATGAGAACGTATCGCTGTTCAATCCCCCTGAATAGAGGGGCAAATCTTGGATGTATGCAGATGCGCTCATTCATTGTCTTCGGGCCATTCAAACGAGATGACAGGCAGTTGGATAGGCTTGCCGTCGGTGGTGTGGTCGTGGTGCTGGCTCTCGACGTAGCCGCGCCGCTTGCCTTTTGTCTTGAGGTAGAAGATTGTGGCTGCGGTGTTATTGTCTTTGATTTGCTTGTGTAGCTGCGACTCCGCGAAGTCCAGTACAACATCGTCCATCTCCCTGACTGCCTCCGCAAATTCGGGGTCTTCCTTCAGATACTCGTAAAACGTCACCCGGGAAACGCCTACATTCCGGCACGCAATCGTTACAACGCCGAGCGATGCCTCCAACGCGGAAAGCAACGCTTTTTTAGTCTGTAAGATTTTGTTAGTCTTCATCGCTTCGTTTTTCGTACTTCTTCCCGTTTACCTTCACCTCAATATCCGGGTCAAGCTTTACCATCCGGTCAACAATCACTTGACAGTATTTGGGATCGTTTTCCATGAGAAAAGAATCGAATCCCATCTGATGCGCAGCAACCATAGACACGCCGCTGCCGCCAAAAAAATCAGCAATATTTGAACTACTCAACTTGAATCGCCTCATTATCCACGATACAAGGCTTACGGGTTTTTGAGTTGGATGTACCCTGTTGCTTTTTTCACTCGCCTGTGTGAATTGCCTAACAACGCTCCTAAAATTTGTCCATGCAAGCTCGCAGTCGGTTTGGTCGGATTCGCCGTTATTTTTATCCCACACGATCCAGCACTCAGAATCCGGCAAAACAGATGAGTAATAATTAGCACCCCACCAAACGTGCCTTGATTCCGGGTATAGTGAATGGATTAAACTGAAAGCATCTTTGGCTGTAGCTGTGTCATTGTCTCCGTTGATGTCTCCTGAGTACCGCTTACTCAACACACCAGACTTGCTAACTGCACTCATACCATATGGCGGGTCGGTTTGAATTAAATCCGGGTAGATACCATTCATAAGTCGTTCCACATTGTCAGCATTCGTCGAATCCCCACACAATAACCGATGCCTCCCTATCTCGATCAAATCGCCCAACACGAAGTCTGTCTTTATCTCGTCCGGGATTTCGTAATCATCCTCCTGCGCCTCAACTTCCTTCCCCCAATCAGGCACCTCCAGCCCCCATTCCACCAACTGCTCCGCCTCCCACTCGTTGCCCAATATTTCCCAATCCCATTCACCAAAGCCAACGTTATCTTTGATAATAAATTCCCGCTTCTGTTCCTCCGTCAGGTCATTGGCTACTTTCACCCACGCGGCAGGGACTTCCTTGTATCCAAGTTGCTTGAGGGCTTGCAAGCGCATATTGCCCCCGAGGACAGTCCAGGTTTCATCCACGACAATAGAGCGTAACTCAAGCATACGTTCAAACTGCTGGATGCTCTTTTGAGCGACGCCATTTTACCCTCTGCAATCTTGCGCGGGTTGCCTGGGTTGATCTTCAGCGATGACAGTTTTATCTTTTCGCTCATAGCTTCACTAATTTCCCTTCCTCCACCCGCTGCGCATCCATCGCGGCGTATGCCCGGAAGTTCATCGCGGCGGTGATCGCATGTGCAATATCCGGGTGCATCTGCCACAAGGTAGCCAGCAGGCTTCCGAGGTTGGCGGGTGTTTCAAGATGATACCCTACTTCCGCCTCCATGCTCTTCTGCCCCTTGCCGGGACGCGGGTATGCAATCAGTAGGTAGTCATACCCGTGTTGCTCGCATAGCTTGGCCAGCTTGCGCGTTTCAACCACAGGGCGGGGTAAGATTTTCGGTTGTTTGTTCATGCTCTATTTTTTCGACACAAGGCGAACAGGTGAAAAACTGCTTACCCGACGTGTCAACGATTAAGTTCACATATGCGCTCCCGGTATCCTTCCACTTCTTCCCGCATGCCCCACACTTTGCGCGGCACGCTATCCGGGTGTTCGGGTTGCTGATCCACTCCTGGACCGTGCGGAATTGGTGGATGATGCGGTGCGGTGTCATTCCTGCGTCTCTTTCCCGGTGATCGTCGCCGGGTCACCGGCGACGTGGAAAACGAATATCTCTTCGACTAGGGGCAGCGACGTGGACAGATGAAAGCTCCTTTGCGGGCTATCTCCATCCGCATAGAACATGAACCCGCCGTGCTGCGCTACCAAGATGCGGGTGTTCCACATTTCGATAACATCATCTTCGACTACTTGCCCTTCCGCGCCATGCGCCGTTTCCGGCATGGCTGGGGTGTCGGTGCGAAAAAGCAAAATCTCCCAGTGCGGCTCGTGGATGGCCTGACCGCCGTACTCCTTGCGCACATACTCGAACCTGCCAACGATGTGCAGATAGCCTTCAATTTCGGTTGTGGTGATTTGCCTCATTTCACCCCAATATCCAGCCCAACCCCCACTTGGAACGCTTTGAGCGTCGGTAGGTATCCGGCTGTTGTGAAGAAATACTTGTTGCGGTACGAGATACCCACCACCGGCGAAAGTTGCGGGCCTGTCTGCACCCCTAGCCATGCGCCCACCCTGTGCGTTTTGGCGGCCTTTGGCGGGATGACCACCGGGATGGGGCAGAACGGGATGATTTGCGGCGTGTACGACACTACCGACCCCTCTGCCACGATCTCCCATTTGTGGAAGTAGTCGGCAGTGGTTACGCTATCAGCATAAGTGTACTGTGGGGGGGAAATATTGAACGGGTTGCCTTCGCCCTGGAACCAACCCCACTGCACCTCTGCTTCGAGCTGGCTGTACCGGTTCGCTAATTCCGCATAGGCGCGGGCCAGGCTGTCGGCTTGCTCCTGGTTCGTGACGGTCACGGTGACGTAGCGGAGGACCTGTTTTGTGGGGCCGGGAAGAAATACCGTATCGGGCGGATTGGCAGCTTTCAGGCTGTCGAGATTCGCCGGCAGGTATTTCACCACCGTCTGCACTTCCGGTTTCTCACAGCCACGAAACAGCAGCGCTCCGAGGGCGAATGCGGCAATAGCGGAGATGATGTACACCCAATCTTTCGCTTTCATTCCGTCGGCTTTTTCGGCAATTTTTCGATCAACTTTTTAAGATGTTTCGCCTCATCTCGCAGTTCTTCTGCGGTTGCCCGCATCTCGAATATCATGCGCTTCACTTGGTCGGTCATTTCGCGCATCTTTTCCTTTTCGGTCGTCGTCAGGGTCATACAGGTTGTTTTTATGCGAAAAAACTAATCTCTGCTTGCTCGTTCGGCGCGGCTATCTCGATGCCGAAAAATTCAGATGCCCATTTTCGGCAGTGGTCATGATACACTTCCTGCTCTGTCGTTGTGAGCTTCGTGGTGCTGGGCGGCTCACTTACTACCTCTCCGGTATCCTCATTCACCACTTGCCGCCATTCGCGCACAAGCGGTAAGAACTTGCTTTTCAACACCTCATGCACCATTTCGTTCGACCATCCGGTCTCCGGGTCTGCCTCTCTGATCGATGCGGTGATGTCGCGTATGATGCAGCCCCAATAATACCTGTTTTGCGGGTCGCTGCGGCGTTTGCGCTTGCGTCGCACCGTCACCTCAATCGGCTTGCCCCTGAACGCTTGCGCCAATTCGGCGCGCATCTTCTTGGGAAGCCTGATTTCTCCGGCCTCCGTCACTTCGCCGTAATATGTCAGGTCGGGGTCAGTCATTGGTCACCTGTTTCACCTCGACGACCTTCTTCCCGTTCTTGAACACGCGAAACTCGTTTTTCACCAACTCGAACAAGTATTGGTCGACGTCCTTCTTCAGCATCTTGTTCACCTTCTCCCATACGCCTTTCGCTACTTCGTTCAGGGTAGCGCAATCGGGTAATTCCCGGTTGAGCCAATCCCGAAGCGGCGCGGGCGTCTCCTTGCTTGTCGGCGTTGTGAACTTGCCGATTGTTGTTTCTTGCTCTTTCATCCAAGCATCGTTTTCCCGTCCTTATCCCGGAACGGCACATCAGAAAAGCAGAACTCTCGAAGTTGGCGAAGCGGAAAGGCGGGGCCTGGGTCTTGCTTCCCCCGAAAGCTGGAAACGTCTTCATGCCCCAAGGAGTCGATCAGGTCGTAGGCCCTGAACACCTCTCGGGCTACATTGAAGTACACCTCAAGTTGTTCGTCTGTGTATCGCTGCCACCACATCATTTTCCCGTCTTTAGTCCGGCGAAGCTGGATCGCGTCGGAAATATCCACTGCGTCGGATTCATTGCGTGTCCATGGGATGAGCAAGCCGTTTCTCATCGTCAGCGGACCCCAATTCACAAGCTCCACCCCAATCGAACATTCGTTGAGCGCCCACGTGTCGCCCCAACGGCTCTCTCCTGCATGCCAGGCCTTGCGGTTAAAGTCGACCATCTGCACCAATTCACCGTCACGGCCAACGATAAGATGGGCGCTTGCTTTGCTCTTCTCGCTCCTGAACCAATCTATTGTGTCTTGCATCCCGCCGTTCGCGGTGTAGTGCGTAAGCAGGTATCGCGGTTCGATCTCATGGGAGGATTGGTTCACCGTCGGCACGTAACGCGCCGTCGTGATGCGGTGCGCTACGATGACCGGCGGCTCTGGTTCCGGGTCGGGGATGGGTGATGTCACCGGAACGGTTTCTGTGGTGTCCACCTGCTCCGCCTGCGGCTGTTCTTCCTGCAATGCAGATTTTTGCCCCCTGATAGCGGTGAGAATTTGCGCCAGCAGGCGGAGGAGGTGGAGGATTATATCTTTCAGTCCTGTCATAGTTTTGAAAAAAGCCCGGCGCAATGCCGGGCCGATACCCCCAAAAACCAAATTATATGCGAACCCTATGTTTTGCGGAAAATAATCCTCTGCTTTTCTTGATCTCGAATATCCCCATGTGCGCCAACTTGTATGCGTCTCTTTCGTCCTGCGTTCCCGAGTAATTGACCGGCTGGACTCCGTCGCCCTTTAGCGCAGCCCGGAAGTACTGCTCATTGTACTTTGCGCCTTTGCGCTCAGGGGATACACCCAACACCGCGTCTTTCCCGTACCGGTCAACAGCGCTGACGTATGTCAGTTCAGAAACGGCCTGGTTAGTTCCGACGTTGCGACTTTTCCGGGTAATTTCGTTCATCTTGCCGCCCATGTGCCGGGAAAAGGTGATATTTTGAAGATTGCTGTTCTCAACCACCACAAAAGCCCGCTCCGGCGCATCCTCGCTCGTCAGGAAGCGGTCAAACTCCAGGACGTTACGGAAGCATCGGAATTGCGCCGTCCTTTCCCTGATGTCAAGGAAACAAGCCCAAAAGCCATTTTTCCGGAAGGCGGGATCTATGCCGATTATTACCATAATTGAAAAAGGGCAGGGAGTTACCCCCGCCCGTCAATCTCATGAAAAATCTACTATCATCTTTTCGTCCGGGCGCTCGATCTCGTCATCGTCCGGCATATCGTCGGGGCCGTCGTAGTCCCCGTCTGTGTCGTTCAACACCTCCAGGACTGTGCCGGGGTGATGCGGCATGGTTTCGGGGGCCAGGACCTGCCACCCTTCGGCGTCGTTGCGGGCAGCCCTTTCTTTTGCCTTGGCTGCCACTTTCAGGATACTCCGAACTGTGTCGGCGTCGGCTTGACTCATCGAGACCCACCCCGTGCCGTCATAAACGTAATTACCCCCGTCACGCGGAGCGCCAATCGGCAATTCAGCAAGCGGGTTTTTCTCGAACACGGGCTCGGGTTCCGGTTTCCCTAATGCGCGGCGCAACGGCTCGTATATTGCCCAGAACCCCGCAAACACGATGATAGCGGCAACCGGGATGCAGAGGATGACCGTGATGATTGTGCCGACAAGATCGTGGATATTCATAGGGGCAATTTTCCCAAAGTTACTGAATTGCGGTGAATTATGCAACAGTCAAGAAATCCTTTACAGTTGAAAAAAGGCCCCCACCACCGGGCAGGGGCAAAACAACATCATATAAAACCATCAGGATACATTTTCCAAAGCCACAGAACCCCAAGCACCACCGCGCCCAACAACGCCCACCGGATGACGAACACGGCAAGCGAGATGACAATAGCCGGGATAGCGGCGATGATGAAAAAGCGCTCGGTATGCCCCGAACCCCAAAAGCCCACCCTACACCACGCCATGAGGCTATGAACGAATTGTTCAACCTGGTAGGCAAATGGAATGCGGATGTACCATATCGGAATATCCCACCCCGGCGCGGACTTGTCCACCTGCTTGTGGCGGGTTTTCCAGTCGCCTGAAATGCCCACCTTGACCGTCCAGATGAAAGGGATATTCCATAAGACGTATAGCCATTGTGCGCGGGATGTGCCGTTTCCTGATTTGCGGGTCATGGCCTTCTCCTTTTGGGCTGCCCCTTCTTCACCTCTAACTCAGCGAGCCAGGATGCGAGGACAAGCAGCGTGAACAATGCGATGCTATAACTCATATCTTTCCCCATTTTTCCCACCAATTCAAGGCGTATCCCCTGAAAAAAGGCGGGAGCATGTACAATGTGGTTTCATTAATCTCGATCAACTCAATGCACCCAGCCTGCCTATCCCGTGATGCCCGTTCCCATACCGCCAGCCGCTTTTCGTCGGGTATGACTACCAGGTATTGGTAGTCTGTCCGGCCTAGCGGAAAGTCGATTATGTGGTATATGTACGGGATTCGGGCAAAGATCATCCCCTTTCCTTTTCAGCGTTCGCCTCTTCGATGATCCTGGCAAGCTCAGCCACCGCATCACAAAAAGCGGTGTCTACGGTCCGGTGGATGCGGTCTTTCACACTCGACGAAGCCGCCCCGCTGCTGACTTCGCGGGCAAGGCGGGTGATATGGTTCGCCCATTCGCATTCGATGGCGTGGCGGATAATCTCCTGCGCCTCTTTGTCGGATGCTTCAACGGTGTTCTGCGCATAGTCAACCCATGGCAACTCCTGGCCCTCGTAGTTGTCGTTGATCCAGCATTTGCGGGTGCGCCCATCATAGGCTCCAATGAAGCCCAGGTAGTACGCACTGGAAAGGAACGATTCCAAGGAGAGGTAGAACGGGATGCCAGTTTCGTAGCCCTCGAAAAAGCCGGAGATGCCTTCGGGGGATACGGTGATGTCGTAGAAAAAAGCGTCCGGGTGTTGGAGTTGGGACGCGATACTTTGAAGGATAGAACCCAAGCTGTCAATCTTGGGATGGCTGATCTTGGACGCGATGCGCTGGAGGTCTTGCGGTTTCATATCCGATGTTGTTTCCTCAAAGATAAACAAACCTATTCACATTTGTAAATAAATTTATTCCCTTGGTTGGGTTTTAAAACCCGGCCCGCCAACAGGGCGAAGGCAGGCCGGGCGCCAACAAATTGTAATCTCGTTGCGGGGGCCGGACTCGAACCGGCGATCTCCAGGTTATGAGCCTGGCGAATTACCACCTTTTCCACCCCGCGAAGTTGCCGTCTCTCCGTGCTGTCACCCTTCTTTCAGCCTCTCAGTTTTCTTTCTGTAAGGGTAAGGCAATAAAGTGCCGGTTGCACTTGTGCAGACTCCCGGACTCGAACCGGGATGGAAAGAGCAACCAATCCACACCCCTCACTTTTGCCGCAACGCTGCAACCGGCGCGGATATCCGTCGTCACGGAAGGCATAATTGGGGCGCGCGTCTACCATTTTCGCCAAGCCTGCAATTTGCCGCCCAACTCTTTTGCAGGGCGGCCCTTTCCAAAAACGAAAAACCAACTTATTCTTTCACCTCCACCCACCGGCTACTTAAGTTCATTTCGTCAGGGCCGATGATGTGCCGTGTGCCGAAGTCGAACGTGACGTACCACGTCTGGATGGATGGGGTTGGGGTTGGGTTGCGCTGGTTCATGGGTGGAAATGTTCGAGATTAAACGCCCAATTATCGATCTGGCCATTTTCGCTGATATCCATTATGATGTAATCTCCATACCCTTTTTCTTTCGGGCAAAGCGAGCCCGGCACGTATGAATCCTGAACTATCAACCTTTCATCGTTGTCGAACACAACCTCCCAGCTACATTCGTCGCAAACCTTGTAATGAATATCTGCTGTTTTTCCTTGCTCCCAGTTCGTTATTTTGCCTGTGTCTATTTCAATCTCTGGACACCATCTATCCCCGTCCTTGCACGGGATATTATCGCCCGATTCGGTATCGGGCTGCCCGTTAACAATGGCATCCTCCCAGTATCGAACATAGGCGGATAGTTTCAAAATGATTGGCTTTTTCATAGATTGAGTTTTTTTAAAACCGGCCCACCAACGGGGAGAATGCGGGCCGCGCACTAACAAATTATATCTCGCAGGGATGGCAGGACTCGAACCTGCAAGGGCTTAGCTGCTTAACAGCTTACCCACCCGATCATCGCCGGGCGCGTGTGCATTTCGCCACATCCCCAATTTGCCGTCTCTCCGGGCTGTCAAGCCTTGTAAATGATTGGGGAGGCGGCTTTCCCCCATGTTTTTTGTGCAGGCTCCCGGACTCGAACCGGGCGTAATGCTCGCCGACTTGCCTCTCGTGCAAGCCCCGATGCTTTCGCTTAACACATTACCTGGCCTTTGCCAAGCCTGCAATTTGCCCCACCTTCCGATGGGGCCATCCTGGGAGGGTCTGGTCCATGCTTTAGTAGCTCGCAGAATTGCCAGGACTTTTAAGCTTGCCGCCCAGCTCGTTTGCCGGGCGGCTTCCCCTACAAAACGAAAAACCAACTATTCTTTCACCGGCGCATTCCACCGGCTGTCTCTTGTACTCAGTACGATGTCGCGGTTGAGGAAAATGTAAGTGGTGATCTCCACGTAATCGCGGTACGGCTTTTCCAGGTTGGCTCCTTTCAGCTTGCCTTGCCGGGTAAGTTCACCGACCAGCCGGTCAAGAAGGCAGTCTGGCGGTATCGGATTTTGGTCGGTGGCTACCTGGAAGCAGTTCGTCTGGAACGCTACCGCTCCGGAAACGTAGCCGCCCCAATTCCGCTTAATCGTGTACGACACCAACACCGTCGGGTCTTTTGGCGCGGCAATGGCATACCAATATGGAATTGTGTCGCAAACAGGCGGCCATTGGATATTCTCCGATGCGTCGTATCCGTACCAGTACGGGAAATGCATTGCCGGTTTCGCAAGGGGGCCCCTCACTGACGAAGCATATTCGGAATCCTGGCCAAATACTGCCACTGCGAAAAGGGTGAAGAGAACGAGGAAAAATGCGTGTCTCATATCGTTGTGTTAAAAGTTGAAAAATCCGTCAGCGTCGCCCCAAAATTCGGGGCCTTGGCTCATATCTTCCTCCATATTCAGCCTGTGCGCGGCGCTTATTAGGCGGTTCCATTCAATGCGGGCCTTTTCCCTAGCGTCGCGGCCAATTCGGAACGGGGTAACATATCCGTCATCATCGACGGCGATCAGGTAATATTCCACCGGCTCGCCCACTTCATCGAATGGGTGGCAGTAAATGGCGGCTTGCAGGTCGTACTTATTGTGGCGTATCTGAGCAGCAACGAGGCTTTCACCTGATCGACTGCCCATTTTTTTCAAATCCCATATTACCCGCTTACCGTTGCGGTCGTAGCCGGAAGCATCCCGGATACCGCGATGCAGGAAGCCCTTATAAAAGAACTGCACCGGCTCCTGGAATTTGAAAAAGTCCGGGTTGAGCAGGCCGGCAAACGCGACGGTTCCAGAATTGCGGACGCTTTCAGCGAGGAACAAAGCATTGTCGTATTGCTCTTGCTTCAGTACCGTGCGATCTCCTATCTTATCCTGCAATGCCTCCCACTGCGCTACCTGCGCTAAGGTGGCTTCGCTTGGCTTTTTGGCTTCAATCTGCGCTTTTGTCGGCTTCTTCACATCGTCCGGCATGATGAAAAACAAGCGGTCGAAATCGTCCGGCGTAAACAGTAGGCAGTCCAGGGCGCTACCCTCGATCATGGCGGCGGTAGGCTCGAATGCCTTGTCGATGTACCGGGAGAGTGCAAGCGGAGAATGCGCCAACTCTTTCAGCCTGGAAAAAGACAGGTGTGTGATTGTTTTGGTTGTAGTGCCGGCCGTCATGCTGCAAGTTGGTTTTTGCGTTCGCTGAATAGGTCGGCAAATTGCGCATGGCGGTAGTCCTGCTTGTACAGATTCATCAGGTCGGCTGCGCTATTACATTGTGCTATCTTCTCCTTCAGGTCGTCCACGTCGATCAGCACTTCCGGGCGCTGTGTGGCAGCTTGCACGGTAGTATCCTGGAATGCTTCACGCTCCTCTTCGACATGGAGGCCGGCGGTTTCGTCTGCGAATGCCATACGCAGGGCAGCGGCTTCGGCGCACTTTTCGAGCATATTGAAACCCATGCCTATCCACTTGCCGGACAACTTGGCTGGTGCGTATTCGCGCCAAAGAACAGTTTTCGTAAAGGCGGCTCGATGCCCGGAAACCATGCGGTACACGGTCACGGTGCAGGTGTCCGGGAACGGCTTCCCGGATGCCAGCACATCGGCGGCGGTCAGGTATGAGCCGTCAGCGCGGCGGTTGAACTGCGCATCGTCTTTCCCGGCGAGCTGCCCCGTGCGGGCTGCTTTGGCCCGGAGACCGTCGATGCCGACGATGGTGTTATACTGCGTGCCGTACTTCACCAAGTATATTTCCCGCTTGTACGGGCTGAGGCCATGCGCTGCGCAGGTGGCGGCGAATACCTGGAGGACCGGCGCCGGCGTGTCATACGGGATGATGCTAGCTTTCGCCAGCGTGTCAATCTGCTCACGGGATAGGATGCCCTCCCGGATGTTGTTTACTTTTTCAACTTGGGTTTGCATATGATGTGTTTTTTATTCTCAACTTCTCTGCCCACTTTGCGATGAAGGCCTCTGCTGCCTCCTCAAACATTGGGGCTTGGTTTTCCGGGTCGCTGATGTACGCCGGATTAAGACCGGCTCCCGGCAGCTTATTAGCGTGGCGCTGCCAGAACGCCGGCGGCAAGGTCGTCATGCCGTACAAGATGTTTACCCGGCTCTGGCTGAGGCCCAAAAAATCTGCGGCCTCTTGCTGCGTGTCGAACTGCATTCCCAGCAGTTCGGCCAATCGTTTTCCTTCTCCTTTCAATTCTTTCATAATGCGAAGGTAGAAAAAGGAAATGAGATTTGCAAATATTTTTATTTTAAAAAGGAACATCCTCGTTATTTTTTCGCCCCGGCTCAATCCATGCGTCTGCATAATAGAACGGTGCGGGCGTTCCTTCAATGTACGGCATACCCTTTTCGTCGCGGAGGAACGAAAATCCAGGGAATGGCGCAAAGCGGGTTTCCCGGCATTTCACGTCGAATATGTTCGTATTGCGGTCCCTCAACACTTCTATGCCGAAATCGTACTTGTTCTGTAATGCGGTGCCCAAGTGCCCGCGCATGAAGCCCTCGCTTTTCGTCAGGTGGAGGACGGTCAGGAACAGAGCGCCGGTTTCGTCACTCCAGCGCATCAGGTGTTCCATCGTCCGGGCACTGGCTGTTTCGTCGTTGAAATTGTCGCACAGGTCGACAATACCATCTATGACAACTAAGCCCAGATCTTTTCGCCCTGCCAACATCGCTCCTATCGCGCGCACCCGGTCACGTGGATTAAGGCGGCGCAAATGGTAGGCTTCGTAGTAATCCCGGTTAGAGTATATCCCTGCGAGATGGTGGATGCGTTCTTGCGTCTTTTTATAGAAAAACCCGCTTTGCTCGGTGTCGAAGAAGGCAATGTTTTTGCCGCGCATCTCCATACCGAAGCCTAACTTCCGATCACCATCAGCAAGGGCAGATGCCACAATACAGGAAGCGACGACACTTTTTCCGGCCTTTTGCGCCCCTACTACTGCCCCGATCATGCCGAAGCCTCCTAGCTTCCATATCTTCCCTTCGTTGTCAAGGGTCAGGGTCGCGTGTTCCTCTTTTATCGGTGCAAGAATGTCAAACCGGGTCGACTTAACAAAAGCCAGCAAATCGCCGATATGTTCTTGTTTGCGCTCAACGGCGGGCTGCTCTTGCTCGGTTGCCGGCTCAACCCTTTCAATAGGCGCTGGGAGGCTTTCGCCGTACCCTTGCGCTCCAAGATCTTTTACCGCCGCTTTCGCATCCCCGCCATGCTCCATCGCTGCATATATTCCAAATGCGCTGTATCCTTTCTCCGCTTCCAATGCCGTCGACGTGGAGAACGTCATGAACACCCCACGTCCTTTATGGAAATTGCCTGATGTTTTTGCGTCGCTGTTCCCTGGCCTTTTGAGATGCACCCTTTCGCCATCCTCGCTGACCACTGTCCACCCATAACCGCAAAGCAGGTCGACGGCGTGGTTCTTGTCGTTGAAATCGTCAATGACCGTTTTGCCGCCTGTAGCGCTTGGCTGATTGATGCGCGGCACTTCAGTGTCGGGCTTGCTCTTTTGCGTCACTTCGTTGAACGCCCTGGCTGCCTGAAGCAGGTAAAACCGTTGGCGCTCAGTGATGGTAGGGATATTGGTAAGATCCCCGTATTGCATTTCATACCCTGGTGTCGGATGCGCCACCACATAACCACCTGTGCCGCGCGTCTCGATCAGGCATTGAGGCAGCTTTGCCGGGTCATCTATCGGGCGCTCAACGGTGGCATTGTGCGCGGCAAGCTCTTCATCCGTGGCTATCCGCATCGCTAACTTCTGATTACCCTCGATAGTGCGACAGCGATACAGGACATGATACCCGCCGTTCATAGTGGACTGAACCGGCATATCCAAGATGCCGCATTCATTCCCACTGTACAGATCATTATACTTCACATACCGCACAAATATGCTTTTGGTTGGGTCGTGCTTCTCATCCACGTCGATCACCTCCAAACCTCCCGGCCCCGTCAAGATCGCCAAGCCCCAGGGGTTGCCGGAAAATAGCCTGCGCACATCCTCCTCCGTCTGCTGCGCTTGAAATTGCTTCCAGGGTCCGGTCGGTCGCTTGTCGGGGTTCACGGGGATGACGTGCAGCCCGGTTCTGTGGTACTGGAGTGCGGCTTCCTGGATGGTCATACGATTGGCTTTTGTTGGTTGATAATGGCGCGGGCGCTTTGAATGAAGCAGTCGAACACGCTGGAAAACTTCTGCCGGAAATAGTTGTCCGAGTTGAGGCGGTCGTGAACCCGGGTCATCAACCTTTTCTTTTCGTTAGGGGTCATCTGGAAGGGCAGGCCCGGAAGCGTGGCGTTGGTTTTGTAGTCCTTCCAATCGGCCTTGCTCATTACTTTGCAGGCGCTTCGGTATAGTGGGTTGTAGGTTTCAATGACGTAGGCGATGTACTCGCTATACCCTTGGTTTTCTTCCGGGGTTAATTCAATGTCGTTAAGTCGGTCATCGGCGTTGCTGAATTTTTCCGCCTGGAGGTAGCTCTCAAAGTTTGAGCTGAACAGCGTTTGAGGGCGCATATACTTGCTCATCTTTTCATCGCGGCCCCACTCCCTGAACTTGCTGTCAATTACCTGCTTCATATCTGCCACACTAAAGCCTTCCTTTAGCCGCGCGTGTATGTGGCTTTTCGTCGCTTTGGTGGTCAGCTTGTAATTTGTGCTACAAACTTTATTCAGGTATTGAATGACCTCTTTCACATCATCAACAGGCACGGGGTCGGGTGCAACCCGACTATCTTCTTCTTTGGTATGAGATGGTATGAATTGGTATGGTTGGCTATTTTCGGATAATCCATTGTCAGTTTTTCGCACATCCATTGTCAGTTTTTCGCCAATGGCCGTAATTATTGCGTTGTCGTACTTTTGAAAGTCAATAGCGTACCATTTTGTTCGGTCAAATCCATTTGAATTATAGTTCCCTGATTCAATCCACCCGCCCCTCTCCAGGTCGTCAAGATACCCGGCAATGGTGCGCGGCTTCATGTATGGATATTTCTCGCTGAAAGCCTTGGCTGAGTTGTACGTCCACGCTTTGCCGCCGTGAATATGCCTGGCGTTGTGCTGGTTAAGCATACACCACCCGTAGAGGTCTTTTAGGATGATCGCTTTTTCAATGCCCACTAAGCAGGCTATGTGAATATTGAAAGCGTGGCATTCGTCTATACGTTTCATGGTATCGAGATTAGAAAAGTGAATTAATGTCGCTGACCTCCTCGAAGAAAAAGACGATCCGTTGCCCGGTTTTACTGCGAAGGTAGGTGCTTAATCCACGTCCGACATTTCGCGCAATAGCAGGAGCGGTGAACGCCTCGCTGCTCTTCGAGGTAGTCGGTCCCTGTATGCTTGCAACGGGGACAGGTAAGGGGAATATTTTCCATAGTTTCAGAAATAAAAAAACCCCGGCAGGTGCAGCTACCGGGGTCCGTATCGGATTCAAAGTATGAATTTCCGAACAGTATATCATTTCGGCTGCACTCGAAGTGATATTCTCCGCACAAATATACGACTCAATTCTGAATAAAACCTGAATTTTTAGAACAAAGTTGTCTGGGTCGGGTCGATTCCCGGCTGGAGGTTGAGCCTGGCCTCCCCGTCTTGCTCGACGAACCGGAAGTGGTGGGGTTCAAGACTGGTGAAGTAGGATTCGTGCATGATGTTGGGGTTGGCTGGGTCGATGGTCATGGCTGTTTGTTTTTCGCATACACTAAAAATAAGGCAATTATCGCCTCATACCCCCTTCGCGCGGCACTTGATTCGTCGGGGTATCGTTCCGCCACTGCG